ATGTGATTTTGGAAGAAATCATGTACAACGACCCTAACACCAACAACGCTAATTCATATAGCGGTTACGAAGTATTGAACATTGCTCCTGACAGCCCAATTTCTGCTGCTCAGTTCAAGATTGCTCAGTACGCTGCTGCTGTAACAATGAGCGGTTTAGAGATGCTCCAAAACTCAAGCAAAGAGGCAATCATTGACCTGTTAGATGGTCGTATGCAAGTTTCTGAAGCCCGTCTTTTGAACCGCATTTCAGGCGATTTGTATGGCGATGGACTTGGTAATGGCGGAAAAAACATTGACGGCTTAGCTGCCGCAGTAGCAGTTTCCCCATCCACAGGTACATATGGTGGTATCAATCGTGCTAACTGGGAATTTTGGCGTAACCAATCAACTACTGGTCTAACCTCTACTAACACCCTTGCTAAGATGACTGAAGCAGCCATCAAGCAGGTTCGTGGTACAGACAAGGCTGACTTGTACATTGCAGGTAACACCACATATCAGTATTTTGTAGGTGCATTACAAGCAATTCAGCGTATTACTACCGAAGAAAGTGGTGCAGCAGGTTTCGCATCCCTCAAGTTCTACGGCGGTGGTACATCTGCTGATGTCGTACTTGGTGGTGGTATTGGTAATCAAGAAACTGCAACTTATATGTATCTCTTGAACACCAATTACATTTTCTTCCGCCCACACAAAGAGCGTAATTTCGTACCTATCGGTGGTGAGCGTCAAGCCATCAACCAAGATGCGATTGTTAAGCTCTACGGATGGGCTGGCAATTTAACCACCAGCAACGCTCAGTTGCAGGGTATTTTGACCACCTAATTTGTAAAGGAAAAATCATGGCTTACTCAGTACTCCCCATTGCAGGCGTTGAATTAGAAACAATTACGCCTGAATCGTTTGAATACACTAACGGCACGACTGTTATTGGAATCCCAAGTTTTGGCCCACTCGGCTCACAGACTTTTGGTTCTGATGGTTTGCGTTATGTATTTGCTAAAGCAGGTGGCACGATTGCCGCAGGTGCAACCGATGTAACTGTTAATGCTTCAACCTTTGCCGCAACTGCTACTGGTGGCACTTATATTGCACCAGCAGAGTCGATGGTATCAGGTGATTATGGTTGGTTTGGAAAAACTAGCGTTTAATCAAAAATTGTAGTAAAAACAAGGGGCTATCTCGTAATGGGGTAGCCCTTTTTTCTTTTTAACCGCAGTATCCTAACCACTTGGGAGTTTTAAATGATTGAAAGCGATAGCAGAGATGCAGATTCTCGTCTAGCAGTTAAGTTTTATAAACGAGCAATGAAACTAGAGAATGAATCCAACGAAGCTGGCAGACCAATATTCAAAGATTACGACTTTGTACGCATTATGGTCGCTGGTGACACCCTTACTGAGATTGACACCTATGCACGAGATAGCCACAAACAGCGTTTTCCAAAGCAATGGCTTCAATATCAGGCTACACAAGACTCTAGTAGTGAAATGATTGGAACGCCTGTAGAGGAATGGACTTTAATTAGCCAATCCCAAGCCCAAGAGCTACGGGGTATTAAGTTTATGACAGTCGAATCCATCGCTAACGCATCAGACTTACAGCTTCAACGCATTGGCATGATTGCTGGTATGTCACCCCACGCCTTTAGGGATAAGGCTAGAACCTTTTTAAACCTTGCCGAAGAAACCGCAGAAGCCACAAAAAGAACTGAAGAAATTAATCAGTTAAAGCAAGAACTTGCCAAAAAAGACGAGGAAACTGCTAAAATCAAGGCTGAAACTGATGCGAAGCTCGCCCTAATGCAAGAACAAATGGCGGCTATACTTGCGGCAGTTGGTGAAAAGAAACCCCGCAAAAAGAAAAGCGTAGAGGAAGCCTAAACTATGTCATCAACGATGCTCCAACTCGTGCAACAGACCACTAGCGAGTTAAACCTTGCTATTCCTACCTATGTTGCGGGTAATACCAATCAAGATGTACAACAAGTTCTAGCCCTAATGAATCGTGCTGGCTATGATTTGGTTAAGGAATATGATTGGCAAGCCTTACAGTTGGAGTATCGGTTTTACACCGATGCCGTAACCTTTGTAGGTGCTACAGTTAGCGACCAAAGTTATAACATTATTGTTACTGGTGACGCTACAGCCCTAAACGGCAACTATTCGATTACAGGCACAGGCATTAACCAAGATACCTATGTGCAATCTGTAACTTTAAACGGCACAACCTCTACCATTGTAATGAGCCAATTAGCTAGTGGCACATACACAGGAGTGACTTTTACCTTTTCACAGACTAAGTACCCATTACCCCCTGATTTTGAAACCATTACGGACAATACGCATTGGAACAAAACAAAGCATTGGCAGATGTTAGGCCCTGAAGATGCTCAACAATGGCAATGGCTAAAGTCGGGTTATATCTCGACAGGCCCACGCATTAGGTGGCGTATTTTAGGCAATAAGTTTCAAATTTGGCCGCCTTACAACACACAGGAATATTTAGGTTTTGAGTACCGCTCAAAAGGTTGGGCTAGAAGTGTTACTGACCAAGTAAAGAATAGCTTTACGGCTGATACTGATACGACCATATTTGACGATACAGTATTGGTTTTAAGCACAAAACTTAAATATTTCCAAATCAAAGGATTTGATACTACTGCATTGCAACAAGACTATTTCCGCTATCTAAATGTCGCTAAAGCCAACGATAAAGGCTCTGCTAACCTGTCGTTTGCACCATACCCAACTAAGGTGCTTATCGGTTACGCTAACATTCCTGATACTGGTTACGGAACTTAAACATGGCTGTAGCTCAACAAAGACGGGCAGTTACAGCTTCTCTACCATCCCCCATTGGGGGTTGGAACGCTAGAGATTCTTTGGCTGAAATGAACCCACTTGATGCGGTTCAGATGGTCAATTTCTTTCCTACACCTACGGATGTAACGATGCGTAAAGGCTATACAAAGTCCTCTACAGGTATTACGGGTGCGGTACTAGCTTTGATGAATTACAGTAGCCCAACCACAAATAAGATGTTTGGGGCTACCGCCACCATTATTTATGATGTCAGCACATCTACGGCTACCCAAAGTCTAACAGGCAACACCGATGGTAAATGGATACATTCAAGCATTACAACGGCTGGTGGCTCGTTTATGCCTGCTGTAAACGGGGTTGACCCGATGGTCGTTTATGATGGTACAAGATGGTCAAGAAGTGCTACAACCGACACCGCACAAACCATTTCTACTCAAACTAGGGGCGGTACAGGCAATTTAACTGCCACAGTTACTACTTCTGTAGCTCATGGATTAGTTACAGGTAACACCATAACAGTCGCAGGGGCAACACCCACCCAATTTAACGGCACTTTTCGCATTACTGTTACAGGTGCGACAACTTTTACCTACCTAATGGCTACCGCACCAAGTGGTGATGCTAGTCCCGTAGGTACTTATACGATTGATTATTACATTACAGGTCTAAATTCCAATACATTTGCAACTGTAAACTTGTTTAAAGAGCGTCTTTACTTTGTAGAAAAAAACAGTTTGAGCTTTTGGTACTTGCCTGTTGACAGTATTAACGGGGCAGTTAGCGAATTCCCTCTTGGTGGCATCTTTAAAAAGGGTGGCTACCTACAAGCAATGGGAACTTGGACTATTGACGCTGGTTATGGAGTCGATGACCTAGCCGTTTTTGCTACAAGTAACGGAGAAGTAGCTGTTTACAAGGGTTCTGACCCATCTGACCCTGATGATTGGGCTTTAGTAGGTATTTGGAACATTGGACAGACTTTTACTCGCAAATGTATGTTTAAGTTTGGGGGTGACATCCTTATTTTGACCGAAGATGGTCTTGTACCCTTATCAGCAGGCTTGCAATCTACTCGTTTAGACCCACGAGTTAACATTACTGACAAGATTTTTTACGCTATTAGCCAAGCTGCTGACCGATATTCCACTAATTTTGGCTGGCAAATCAATTACTTTGCTAAAGTTAATATGCTGATTGTCAATATTCCCGTAACTGGGGGTTCTGAACAATATGTTATGCACAACATTACGAAGTCGTGGGGAAGATTTACCAATATCAACGCAAATTGCTGGGAATTAAGCGGTGATGACATTTATTTTGGTGGAAATGGCTTTGTAGGCAAGTTTTATGACACTTTTGCCGATGCTGGCACAAACATTAGAGCTTTTGTACAGCAAGCCTACTCGTATTTTGAGTCTAGGGGGCAACAAAAACGCTTTACTATGGTACGCCCTATCCTACAGACAGATAACGGCTTACCGACTGTTTTATGCGGTTTAAGCACCGATTTTGATACTGTTGACCTTACAAGCCAAATATCCTTTAACCCGTCTATTTTGCAAACAGGCGAATGGGATTTAGATACATGGGATAACGCCAACTGGGGCGGTGGTTTAACCACTACAAAGATATGGCAAGGCGTGACAGGATTAGGCTATGCTGGTTCGGTCAGTATGAATGTGGTTAGTCAAAATATTGAGTTTCATTGGGCATCAACCGATTTTGTAATGGAGCGTGGCGGGGTATTGTGAGGCAAGTTACGACTGAAAATCAGCGATATTTGGGGGAATGGCTGGTTCGAATACTTAACTTTCCCTTACCTGAAACCACCCAATGTATTGGGCAGTTAAAAGACGGCAATTTGGTAGCGGTAGCAGGATATACCAACTTTATGCCAAAGGCTTGTGAGATACATATTGGTAGCGTTGGTGAGCATTGGGCTAGTAAAGATTTTATATGGGCGGTAGTTGATTACCCCTTTAATAAACTTGGAGTTAGCGTTATACTAGGGCAAATCTGTGCTGATAACACAGATGCCCTAAAGTTAAACCGACATTTGGGCTTTAAGGTTGTAGCTGAAATACCTGATGCCCACATGAGTGGTGATTTAGTGATTATGGCTATGAGAAAAGAGGAGTGTCGGTTTCTGAACATCCGATGCTCTTTAAACAAGGGAGAATAGTATGGGTGGTGGTGGATTTTTAGGATTAGGGCCTGCTCCAAGTGCCCCTGCTGCTCCTAATTATGCGGCAGCAGCACAAGAAACTGCGGCTGGTAATTTAGATGCCGCTAGACAAGCAACTGCGGCTAACCGAGTTAATCAAGTCACGCCTTATGGCAATCTTAGCTATTCTATTACTGGTGCTGACCCTTATGGCAACCCTACATGGACAGCTACTCAGACTTTAAGCCCCGCCCAACAACAACTGCTTGATTATCAAAACCAAGCTAGTCTTGGATTAGGCAAACTTGCAGGTCAAGGCTTAGGTTATGTCGAAAATATGCTCAAAACCCCGTTTAATACGGCTGCTTTGCCAAGCACAGGGTTTAATCCTAGTCAGACATACCAAGAAGCCTACATGCAACGGCTTGCCCCACAATTACAACAAGGGCGTGAGCAATTACAGCAACGATTAGCAAATCAAGGTATTGACATTGGCTCTACAGCCTATGACCGAGCCATGATGCAACAAGCTCAGCGTGAAAATGACCTATTGGCTGCCGCCACAACTCAAGGATTTGGTGTTGGTCAGCAAGCCCGTCAGACTGCATTACAAGAGCAAGCCTACCTTAGAAACGAACCATTAAACACCCTATCTGCGGTGCGTACAGGGGCACAAGTACAAGGCCCACAATTTGTTAATTCTGCCCAACAAGCTACGACTGCTGGCCCTGATATATTAGGTGCTGCAGGGATGCAATACAACGCCCAAATGGGTGACTTTAACGCTAAGCAAGCCGCCCAAGCTAACCTTAATCAAGGATTAATGGGATTAGGTGGTGCTGGAATTATGGCGTTTTCGGATGTTAGATTGAAAGAAAACATTAAACCTGTAGGCGTAATGCCTAACGGCTTAACCCTTTATAGCTTTGAATATGTTGATGAAATTAAATCCCACCCATTAGCAGGCGATGGTGTTCATGTTGGTGTAATGGCACAAGAAGTAGAACAAGTATTCCCATACGCAGTTAAAACCCTAGATGACGGCTATAAAGTCGTAGATTACGGACTATTACCATGAATATGTACAACCCCTACATTCAGCAGATGCCCCAAACCCAAGATTTAGGTGGGTTATCCCCATATATGCAAAACATAGCAAATCAACAAGCTATGCAAAATATGGCTATGCAACAGGCTCAGGGTTTAACACAAGATGCAGGGCGTACAGTACAAGGTGGTATGAATCCATTAGCTATGGCTATGATGTTACGAAAAGGTCAAGACAAACAAAATATTAATGCTGCAAACGCTGAAATGGCTAATTTTAATATGCGACCTGCACAGAATTATTATTCTGCTGGTATGAATCCTATGAATATTCAAAGCGATATGGACTATTAATATGTCAAACGGACAAATGCCCATGATAAATGTAGGCGGTGGATTGCCACCTGAAATCCTACAGCAACAGCAAGCTTTAAACCGCCAACAACAGATGGCTCAGTTGCTAATGCAACAGGGTCAATCTATGCCGTCAGGTCAAATGGTAAGTGGGCGTTATGTTGCACCTAGTTTTTTTCAGTACGCTGCACCTTTAGCCCAAATGTATGCGGGTTCACGCCTTGCCGAAAAAGGCGAAAAAGCTGCATTAGATTTGGCTGCAAAATTGCGTGAAACACAAAGTAAAGAAATTGAACAGTTTGGTGAGTTAATGAAAACTGACCCTGCTGCTGCATATCGTCTTGCTGCACAATCTTATGTGCCTGAATTAAGAGCTACTGGCGTTAAGAAAATGATGCCTGAAGATGTAACCTTAGGCGAAGGTCAAAAACGATTTATGGTAATGCCTGACGGCACAACTCGTGTTATAGCTCAAGGCGAAGAAAAATTTAAACCACCATTACAGGTTGACACAGGAACTTCTATTGAGTTTCGTGACCCTCGTGACCCAACTAAAGTATTACAAGTTATACCTAAATCTCAAATGCCTACTGCTGGACAAGTGGTTGAGCGTGAAGAAGGTACTTTCTTGGTTGACACAAGAACTGGGCAAGCAAAACCCGTTGTTGGCCCACAAGGACAGGCTTTAATTGGTGGAAAACCTTTAACAGAAACCCAATCTAACGCTGTTGCTTTTGGTATGCGAGCAGTTGAATCTAATAAATTAGTTACAGATTTAGAGAACAAAGGGTTTACTAACACAGGTGTTATTCGTACTGCTGTTGGTGGCACAATGGGTCAAGCACCTATTGTTGGCGAAAAGCTAGAACAAGGTGTTCGTTCCACATTTAATGTTCTACCTCAAGTATTAGGTGGCCCAAGCCCTGAACAACAACAAGTTGACCAAGCTCGTAGAAACTTTATTACTGCTGTACTGCGTAAAGAATCAGGTGCAGTTATTTCGCCAAAAGAATATTCTGATGAAGAACGCAAATATTTCCCACAATTAGGTGACAGCGATAAAGTTATTAAACAAAAACAAGATGCTCGTAAGTTGGCAATTCAAGCTTTAGAAGCTCAAGCTGGGCCAAGTGGAAAGCGTTTAATTGATAAAAATGTTGGTCAATCAGGTCAAGTTGTTGACTTTAACCAATTACCAAGCGGAAGATAAGCATGGATGTAAGAATGCCCGATGGTACGCTAGTTAAAAATGTACCTGATAACATAACGCAAGCCGATTTGTTGGCTCGCTATGACGCATTTAAAACCCCCGATACAAGGGGTAACATTATTAGTGGTGATGTGCCTACTGTTGTAGGTCAAGTGGCAAATCCACCTGTAGTTGAAACACCAAAACGCTCCATGCAAGAAAAGATGATGGCTCTTTATGAAGTGCCAGCCACTATGCTTTCAGGTGCAGCGTTAACTGTGCCAAGTGCAATATCCGCTATGGTTACAGGCGAAGGGCCAACAGCTATGGCACAACGCAATATGTACCAACCTAGAAGCGGTGCAAGCCAAGATGTATTGCAAAGCATTGGTAGTGCATTTGAAGCGTCTAAATTGCCACCAGTATTGCCTACAGGCATGATTCCTAGCTATGCTCGTATGGTTGGTGCTACTCAACCACCTGTAACACAAGCTGTACAGCAAGTTCCTCGCATGGCTGATATGTTACGCAGAGAACAGCCCACAATGGCTGGTGTAGGTGCTGCCGCAACCCCTGAAACTGTAACAAGAACCCAAATGGCTAGTCAGTTGCGTGTGCCTGTTCAGTTAAGCAAAGGTCAAGCAGAGCGTGAATTAGGTCAACAACAGTTTGAAATTGAAACACCCAAAATTAGCCCTGAACTTGGCAAACCTTTGGTAGAAGCCCAAGCAAGACGCAATGATGCTATTTTGCAAAACTTTGATGCGTTTGTAGATGCTACAGGTAAACAAACTTTTGGTTTACGGGCTACTGGTAAAGTAGTGACAGATGTGCTTAATAAAGAAGCGGATTTAGCCAAAACAAAGATTGAAAAAGCATACAACTTAGCTAAAGAAAAAGGCGAAACCGAAGCCCCAATTGAATATGCACCATTAAAAGCATTTATTGAAAATGAAACGCCTACAACTAGAACAGCAAATGCCCCAATATTAAATATTGTTTATGAGCAACTTGCTAAAAACGACCCTAAAAATACAGGTCAAATATCTATAAATGCTTTAGAAGATATTTACAAAGTTATTAATAAAAATTATGTACCTGCTACGCCAAATGCAAGTTATGGGCGTGATATGCGTAATATTATTAATGAAATTACAGAAGGCAAAGGTGGTGATTTATACCAACAAGCTCGTAGACTACGCCAAGATTATGCAAAACGCTTTGAAAACATTGGTGCAATTGACCGACTAATTAGCACTAAAGCCAACTCTGATGACAGAGTAGTCGCACTTGAGGATGTATTCCAAAAGTCTATTATTAATGGTTCGTTAGATGATGTCAAAAACTTAGGTTTTGCTCTTAAAAAATCAGGGCCACAAGGTCAACAAGCCTTTAAAGAGCTACAAGGTCAAACTATTGAATTCTTGAAAGATAGAGTAACTCAGTCTATTGATACCGATATGTTTGGCAATCCTGTAGTTAGCCCCGCTAAATTTAAGTCTGCTGTAAGGGAATTAGACCAAGACGGCAAACTAGACTATTTGTTTGGCAAAAAAGGGGCACAAGAGATTCGTGACCTTATGGAAACCACCATATTGGTAAATGCCCCATTAAAAGGTGCAGCAAACTATTCTAATACTGCTAGTGCCGTAATTCGTGGCTTAGATATGATTAATCGTAGCCCAATTGGTGCAATTCCTGTATTAAATAAGATTACCAAATACAGTTTTGAGAAAGCACAAGAAGCTGAATTAAAGAAAAAAATTAAAGAATCCATTAATTATTCGCCTAGTAAAATGGCTGAAGAATTGAAAAAAGGAAGCAAAAATGAGTAGAAACGGGTCAGGCACATATTCTCTACCTGCGGGTAATCCCGTAGTTACAGGCACAACTATATCTAGCTCATGGGCTAATAACACCATGAATGACTTGGCTGCCGCTATTACAGATTCTATTGCAGCAGATGGTCAAACGACTATTACTGGTGCATTAGTCGGCATTAATAATACTGTTCAATTTGGTGGCACAGGACAAATTACATTACCAATAGGAACTACTGCAGAACGAAGTGCTACCCCAAATTCAGGAATGATTCGTTATAACTCTACATTTGGACAATTCGAAGGCTATCAAAGCGGTGAATGGGGTCAACTTGGGGGTGGTGCTACAGGTGGTGGCGGAGATGAGGTTTTTCAAGAAAACAGCCTAATCGTAACGACATCCTATACATTTACCACAGGTAAAAACGCAATGAGCGTAGGCCCAATCACTATTAATTCGGGTGCTGTAGTTACTGTTCCTAGCGGTCAAAGATGGGTGGTATTGTAAGATGAAAACCACTAAAATATACAAAAGGAGTAAATAATGTCTATTGTCTTACAAGGCTCAACATCGGGTAGCGTTACATTACAAGAACCAGCCGTTGCTGGTACTACTGTATTGGACTTGCCAGCCGTATCAGGAACAATCCTAACCACAGGTTCTAGCGGTCAGTCTATTCCTAAAGCCGCATTACCTACTGGTTCTGTGTTGCAAGTGGTTAGTGCCGCAACAGCAACGCTAACTTCCACATCTAGCACATCATTTGTTGATTGCACAAATGTTACTGCGTCTATTACACCAACAAGTGCAAATAGCAAAATATTAGTTTTAATAACTGCTTCAGGTTTATACAAACAAAGCGTTTCAGGTCAAGCAATTTCTTTAAGAGTTTTAAGAGGTGCAAGTGAGATTGCTGCTCAAATTAACAATACATATTCAACCACACAATTTGATTTTGTAACAGAATCAGGATTTGTTGTTTTAGACTCTCCAGCAACCACTTCTTCTACAACTTACAAATTGCAAATAAGAGCAAGGGTTAGCGGAACAGTTCAAATAAATCAAGATAACGCTAGTGATGTAAGCACAATTACTCTTATGGAGATTGCAGCATGAACTTTGCAATAGCTATTCACAAATTAAACCCATCCGTAGTTACTATTCGTGGCGATGTAGCTTACGATGCAGACGGCAACGAAGTCGCATACGATAAAGATGCAGTACAGGCTTATGTAGATGCTCATGCTTATATTGCTAAAAGAGCCGCAGAATATCCAAGCATCACCGATTACATTGATGGTGTAGTAAAGGGTGACCAAGCACAGATTGATAAATACATTGCTGACTGCTTGGCGGTCAAAGTTAAGTATCCGAAGGGAGTAGCATAATGGCATCAATTATTACAGCCACAACCACAAGTGGATTAACCCAATCTGCTGACAATAGCGGTGTATTACAGTTAGCATCGGGTACTGGTAACTTAGTTACTGTTCCATCGGTAACAGGCACAGCGATGGTTAGCGGTAATATGCCAGCGTTTAGAGCGTATTTAGCATCGAATCAAACAGTAAGCAATGTGACAAATACAAAAATTACTTTAGATACAGAAGTTTTTGATACGGCTAACTGTTTTAATACAAGCACAAATCGTTTTACACCAAATGTCGCAGGATATTATCAATTTAATGTAACACTAGGAGCAACTGCATCAACAACATTAATTTACAATTATATACAAATATATAAAAACGGCACCGCTGATTCTATTGCAATTTATGGGCCATACTCTAACGCAGGAAGTTATGGTGTTTTATCAACTTTAATTTATATGAATGGCACTACTGATTATATTGAACTTTATGTTCAAATATCAGGAGTAGGAACACTATTAGTTAGTGGTGGAGCTACATCAATTTCTACTTATATGTCTGGCTTTTTAGCGAGGGCAGCATAATGACTTTATATGAAAAGATTATGGCTATTTATCCTAGCCTTACAGACCAAGACTTTATGACTGTAATCACACTACAAAACGATTCAGACGGCAAAGGCGATTATATAAAGTTTTGGTCGCATCCCACATTGCCAAGACCAACAGATGAGGAGTTAGCATAATGCCTATAACCTTAGACGGCACAAACGGAATAACACAGGCTGGAGAGTTTAACTCCGATAGTAGCTTTGGTTTCAAGAACCGCATCATCAATGGTGCGATGGTGATTGCACAACGAGGAACAAGTTCTTTAACAAATGATTCAGGTGCTCTTAGTTTTGCGGTTGACAGAACATTTGCTTATGGAAATGTATCATCAAAATTTACTGTACAACAAAATGCTGGTTCTGTTACTCCACCAGCAGGCTTTATAAATTATTTAGGTTGCACTTCATCTTCTGCATATACTGTTGGTGCGGCTGAATATTTTGTTGTAGCACAATACATTGAAGGACTTAATGTTGCTGATTTAGCTTGGGGAACTGCTAGTGCAAAAACTGTAACTCTTAGCTTTTGGGTTCGCAGTTCTTTGACAGGTACTTTTGGCGGTGCTTTTCAAAATAGTGCGACAGATAGAAGTTATCCATTTTCTTATACCATTTCAGCCGCAAATACTTGGGAATACAAAACTATAACTGTTGCTGGTGATACTAGCGGAACTTGGCTAACTACAAATGGTGTTGGTATAAGGGTTTGGCTTGGTATGGGTGTTGGTACTTCGTTTAGTTCAACTGCTGGTGCTTGGGCGGCTGGAGATTTCAAATCAGCCACAGGAGCAACATCCGTAGTCGGCACAAACGGAGCAACTTTTTACATCACAGGAGTTCAGCTAGAGGTAGGCTCTACAGCTACTAGCTTTGATTACAGACAGTACACAACAGAACTAGCTTTATGCCAACGCTATTTTGCCGTTACTGCGGCTATACTTTATGGAAGCATATCAGGTGCGGCTGGACAAGGTGCGGTTAATTGGTTCTATAAATCTACTATGAGAACTGCACCAACTGTTACAGGAAATGCGGCAACCACAGTTGTTACTTCAACTGCTGACTTTGCGGCTGGATTAACAAACAATACAGGTGGCTTCTACGCTTCTTTTGCTTCAGGTTCAACTGCTTCTGCGGAGTTATAAATGTATAAACTAATAAACAATCCTATTACAAATGAAACCGTAGGAATTTTGCGTATTGCAGATAACGCAACTATTCCTCTTGCACCTGCCAACACAGACTACCAAACCTTCAAAAAAGAAGTCTTAGCTGGTGCAGAACTGCAAGATGCCGATGGGAATGTGATGACACAAGAACAGGCTAATCAATTTGTTGCGAGCCTACCATAATGTTTATCATTGACTGGGTTTTCGATAAGATGGGCTACACCAAAAAGGTGCATTGGCTAACTTTACTCAATGATTGGGAAGGCACAATAAAAGCCACGCCCAAAAAACCTGCGGTTAAACGCAAACCTGCCGTCAAGAAAACTCCTACTGTCAGGAAAAAAAATGGCTAACGAGATTGAAAAAGAAATCGTCAAAGAAGCCATTAAAGAGTGGTTAAACGAGAAAGTAACCCAGTTTGGTTGGTTCTCTATACGAACATTGTTTTATGTCTTTGTAGCTGGTTTAGGCTATGCCTACCTAACAACTCATGGGTGGTCTTTGCCAAAATGAAACTATGGAACTTCACGAAGGGATTAAAACCCTAACCAGTAACCTTGATACAAGCCGTCAATCGGCTAAAGAACTGTCTAAAAGTATTGAGAATGTACAAAAAGAAGCCACCGATGTTGCAGTACAAAGGAACATAGATAGACGCAGAGAGTTACGAGAAAACGAAGTTCGCAAAGAGTTATTCCTAAAACGGGTCTTGATTCAATGGGAACACGAAGAACGAGTTAGACGAGAAGAAGCACAGATTAGGGCAGATTTTCTTAAAAAATACGGCAAACGATGGGCAGAAGTCGAAGCCCTCAAAGCCAAGCTAGAGAAGCAAGAG